GAATTTAAACCTTCTCGTACAAAGATTGAAAAGCTTAACGGTATGTACACCGTAACTACAGAAGATAAGTCTTACACTAAAGAAGAATTATCTAAGTATTTAGATAGTGTACTATCTGATAAAGCTAAACAGCAAATGAAGATTGAAGCTTCTGTTCGTTATGGTAACGATCCAAGAGCTTTAGCTGGACTCTACACTAATGAAGTTCAAGATGCTATACCAGTTCTTGCTCAAAAGATTGAAGAAACTAAGGATAGAATTAAAAGAGAAAAGAATCCTGAGAGCATTAAAGCTTTACAAGAAGACCAAGCTTACTATGAGCAAAGACAATCAAAGTTAGAAAGTAACTTAAAGAGTCTTGCTGGTGGTGATATGAGTTTCTTAACAGGTAATATTGAAGGTCTTGCTTATGATATGTACTATAACCAAAACATTAGAAAATTGGCTAATGGTCTATCACATAAAGATATTGAACAAAGTATTGGTTATGACCAAGTTGCAATGATGTATGCTAAATTTGATCATGATTTTGCATTGGAAAGATATAAGAAAAGTTTAACTGATAAAGAAGATAAAAAATTTACTGAACCTATTCCTATTAGTACTGCTGGGTCAACTGTTAAATCAGATCTTACAACTCTAAAAACAGAAGTTAAAAATGCTGAATCTAATAGAGGTAAAGAGTATAATAATTTAAGAAATGTAGTAGCTTCTGCTGTTGGTAAATCATTTAATGAAGTTACTGTAGCTGATGTATCTACTTATGTATCTCAGCATCCTAATGAAAGTAAGGTACAAGCTTATAATAATGCTCGTACTACATTTGAAACACTTCAATCTAGAAAAGATAACTGGGATTTAAGTTCTAAACAATATGCTTATGATCAACTTGGTTCAGAGCAGTATAATTTAATACAAAAGATTACTCAGTTAAAAGAAGAAGGTAAAAAAACAATTGGGCAATCTTTTAGTATAGGTACATTAAATATACCAGCACCTAATAAAGGAGCAGCGTATTATGATAGAGGACCAACGGGGTATTCACAATATGGTCAAGATCAAAAGAATTATGAAACCTTTGGAGGAGATACATATGCTGCTAATAAATTAGGAATGACTACAGCTCAAGTAACAGGTGCTTTAAAACAATATAATGACTTAATTAAAAATTATAATACTACAAGTAGAGAAATGGCTACTGTAAGTAGAAAAGGATTTACATTAAGTGCTGAAGATCCTAGACAGAAAAAAGTTATATCTCAGATTGAAGCAATCACTGGTAATACAGGTAAAGTTGGAGGAGTTAATTATTTTCCTTCACCTAATTCATTTGATATAGAGTTTAGTCTTAATGATCTTGAAGGTAAAATTAGTGGTGATGCTGTTAAAAACTTAGAGACTCAATTACAAGCTAATATGAACAATACTTACCAAGGTGTATCTATTAAATATGATGATGCTAGAAAAGTATTTGTAGCTAAAAATTTAGGTAATATTATGCCTTCTGCAAGTACATTAGATCCATACTCTATGGTTAATCCTGTTCATAGACAAGTTTTACAAGCATTAGATGAATCCCGTATTCCTGCTCAAGGAAAAGAAAGTAGCACTTTAATGACAATGTCAGGAAAATCTGGTAATATTGTAGTAGGAATTACTAAAATAGCTGGTTATACCCCAGGAGATAATAACTATATGTTAAGCATTAACAATAAAACTGTACCTACTACGTTTAGTAGTTCTGTTCAAGCTTATAACATTGCAGCAACAGCTGTCAATAGCCCTGATAACTTGAATGCTTTATTAAAAGGTTTATAAAATAATAATATTCTATGGCTGAAAATTTGCTAGAACAAGAACAATTAGATAGTGCTCCACAAGTTGATCAAAGTTTTCCTACTAATACTATTCAACAAATAGGTTTAAATGAACCTATTAGTGGATCTCCTATTGCTCAAAGTCAATCAGAAAGTTATGATAAAATACAGCAACAACTTGCACAAGAACCTAAACCTGATAGGTCTTCTTTAACTTATGATCAAGCTTTAAATAATTTAAATGTTCAAGCTAATAGACTTAACAAGTTTACTAAATATGAATGGTTAGATCCTACTGTAGAATCTTATAATAAATCAGGTAGAAAGTATGAAGGAAATGATTTTGGTTATAGATATGGATTAGATAATGATGACTTCTATGGAGAACAAGAAGGTGCACTTAAAACTACAGGAAAAGGTATAGCTAGATTTGGATTAGGGGTAGTAACTAAAGTTGGTCAGGGTGTAGGTTATATTGGAGGATTACTTACAAATGATTGGGATTCAAAGTTAATATCTAATGCATCTGATAATGCTTTTTCAAAAGTGTTTGATAGCTTAGATGAAAAAGTTAAAAATGACTGGTTACCTACATACCAAGAAGCAGCTGATAGAGATAAAGGATTTTGGTCAAGAGCATTTACTGATGGTGATTTTTGGATGACAGATGTTAGTGATGGTTTAGCATTTTTAGTATCAGCATGGGTTCCAGGTTTGGCATTATCTAAATTAAAACTTGGTGCTAGTTTAATTAAAGCTGCATCTGGATTAAGAGTTGGTATTGGTGCTGCAGAAGCTGAGATAGAAGGAGCTGCTATAGCAAGTAATTATATTGCTAAAGGTAATACTGCTTTTAAAGGATTAGATAAGTTTAATGCTTGGGCATTAGCTACTAGTTCAGAAGCAATGTTTGAAGCTAAAGGAGTTAAAGATCACGTTATGGAATCTTTAACATATGATGAATATGGTGGGTTAAGAAGAAAAGCTGACGGTACATTATATACTGAGGAAGAGAAAAAAAGAATAGCTGCAGGATCTGCTCAGAATACATTTTTATTAAATGCTGGTTTACTTGCTGCTACAAACGCAATTGAGTTAAAATGGTTTGGTAAAATGTTTGGTAAAGGAGAAGGAGCAGTTTCTAAAGGACTTACTCGTGGAACTATGTTTGGTGAAGAATTAGGTATTAGAGAATCAGTTGGAGGCATAGAGAAATTTTTGTCTACTAAAAAAGGGGCATTTTTAAAAGGTGCTCTTGAAGGTACTTTAGCAGAAGGATATTTAGAAGAAAATGGTCAGCTTGCTATTCAAAGAATAAATGAAAACTATGGTGCTGCTGGTAAGATTGCCACTATGGGTAATTTAGGAGAAGTATTTAAACAATACGGTAGACAGACTATTGATGCTACATTAGGTAGAGATCAAGAAGCTGCAACTAGTATTGGTATTGGTGCTATATTAGGTGCACCGGGTGGTGGGTTTAGTTCTATATCTCAACAGAAACAAGATAAGTTAGCAACTACAGCAGCTGTAGAAGCATATAACTCTGCACAGCAGAACTGGTTAAAGTTTGGTAATATATATAAGACTCAAACTATAAAAGCTGCTGATGAGAATGGTAATCCTATTACTAAAGAAACTTTAGTATTAGATCCTCAAGGAGAACCTATAATTGATACTAAAAAGATTGCTGGTGTAACATCAAGTTTCCAATCTGTAAACTCAGCATTGGATGAATCATTAAATGTTACTGATGGATTTAAACGTGATCTATTAAGAAATAAAGCTTTTGCTGACTTTGTTACAGCTCATATCAATGCAGGTATAGAAGATACATTAATGAGCAAGCTAGATGGTGTATCTAAAGCTGCTCCTGAAGACGTTGTTAAACTAGGATTTGTATTAGATAACGATGTTACTGATCAAATAAATAAGTACAAGAGCATAGCAGGAGCTATTATCTCTCAGAATAAATTATTAAACTCTGATATCATTTTTGATAGTACAGATGTAGATAGAGGTAGAAAATCTCGTATGATTGATTTAGCTACTGATCAAACTATCTATAAGAATTTAGAATCTGAATTACTATCTGATACACAAACCATTAGTAATCAATTAGTTAATAATGAAAATTCATCTTTAACAGATGGTATTGTACAACAACTTAATGATCTAAAGACTAGAATACAATCTCAAACAGAAGTGATTGAAGATCTTAAGTCTAAAGATAGCTTATTTGATTTAGAAATAGCTGAGAAAGTTCTTGTAGGATTAGAAAAAAATCTTAGCAACTTAGAAAAAGATAATGCTCTTTCTTTAAAAGAAATTAAGACTGACGAGAACGGATTCTATAAGTTTGAAAAAGCTGAACGTAATGATCCTAAGGTCTTTGAACAATATAATAAGAAGGCTAAATTAAGAGGAGAGATTCAGAATCATATTAAAACCGTAGGTTTTGAGTGGGGTAAGTATGCTGATACAATAGATGGTAAGAACAACTTCTTAAAATATATTGCTTCTAATATTATAGGTCCATATAATAAGAAGATGGAAGAAGACGCTCTTCAACCAACTAGTGAGCTTCCAGATATGTCTGCTAAAACTATGACTGCTACGTATAGTGATCAAAGTGGTGAACAGCAAACTTTTGACTTTGTAACTGGTAAGAAGTACACTTTAAAGAATGATGATAACACTATATCTACATTAACTATTCAAGATGTAGATCCTGAGAATAATAGTGTGAGTGTAAAGGTAAACCAAAATCCTCCAGTAGATATAGACGCTTCAGAACTAGCTGCTCAAATAGCTAATGAAGGATGGGAAGAAGTTATCCCAGAAGCTAAGAAGGGTAGAGGAAAGTTACCTATAAAGAATAGTAAGGATTCTAAAGATTTTAATAATGGTGAAGATGATGAGTTAGAAGATGACAACACTCAACCTACATTTAGTTCACAAAATAGATTACCTAAGTTTGAAGAGGTAGGATTCAATAAGACTTTTGGAAGACAATATATAGATGAAGAGGATACTATTATCAATAAAGATAGTGGTACTGATCGTTTCTTTGCATTCACTGCAAAGTATAACTTAAATAGAAGAGGATATGCTTTAAAGGTTATTACTAAAGATAATGATGACTTTGCTATTAGACAATCTGATATTAACGAAGATGACCTTAAAGTTGTTATAGTTAAGAAGGTTACAGATGACGCTGGTACAATTAGCTATTCTTATGTAGATGGTGATAATAAATTAATTCCTGAAGGACAGGCTACTGCTGATAATATTATCTATCGTTCCCTTGCTGATATTAAAAGCTGGGATGTAGAAAGAGTTCGTAGCAGTTATAGTGTAGATGAAGATACTACCGATGAGGCTATTCAGACTATCATTGATGAAGAAAAAGCTTATCAAGAAGCATTAGTTGAAAGAGTTAAAGAAGCTCCTGTATATCTCACTGTACAAACTACATCTCCTGGTACTCAAAGAATTGAATATACTAGTGCCATTAATGCTAATGGTAAACGTGAAATTGCTAAAGCACAAGTAGCGGGTCGTGTCACTGTAGAAAATCCTGACTTTACAGATTTAAGAAGTGCTTCTAATCCAGAAGCTAATATTGGTTTAAGAATATCTACAGGTAAAGGTGTTCTTTTATCTGGGGTGCTAGCAGGTCGTGCTGTAATGCAAGAGTATACTTATGAGAACGGTAAGAAAATCTGGGGAGATAAAATTGTTAGAGTGTTCAACCGTGAACTATCTGATGATGAAAAGACCACTGTAATAAGTGCTATGTCTAGATTGTCAGAGTTCTTTATTAAGAAATACGGATTTGGATTTGGTAAGACAAAGAAAAAAGCTACAGTGTTAACTAAGTCAGAACAAGCAGAATATGATCTTGTTTATGATTATTTACGTGGAGTGTTGAACTGGTCTAAACCTAGAAAAGGAAGTGTAAGTAATAAGTACTTCTGGATAGATAGTGGTTTACACCGTGGTAATATAAAGATAGACTTCAAGCCTGAAGCTATTGCTAAGAATAAAGAAAGATTATTATCTAATGTTTTTCATCATGTTAATAATTCAGCATTACAAGATAACGGTCCGTTTACAAGCATTAAGTTTGTAAATAAGAAAGCTGTTCCTAATGTTAAGTATAAAAGCTATGAAGAGTATTTATTAGCAGGTCGTGACACTGATGTCCCACCTGTGTATACATCTTTACCTCTATATGATTCTGAGACTCCTCAGCGTAGTAACGTATATATTGTATGGAAAGATCCAACATTAACAGATGATACTGTTGAGGAAGAAGCTCCTAAGAAAAAAACTCCTAGTAAATCTACATCAGCTAAAGAAGTTAGAGGTGTAAGTAAAGTGAAAGGATCTGAGGTGGATGATGACATAGATGCCTTTATTGCAGGTGAGAAGCAAAAGATCAAGGTTAAAGACTATGAGATTAGCTATAAGCCTAAAGGTGGTGGTGTAGTTGTTCAACTTAAGAATGTTAAAACATTTAAGATTACAGAGTCTACTATCTTTAAATCTCAAAAAGATATAACTGCTAATAAGACTGTTATTCTAGAGAACATTGGTCATCTTACTAAGTACACATACGGTACATCTAAAGCATTAAACCCTATATTTGAGATGGCTCAAAAGGCTTTAACTGATTTTAGAACAGGCACTACAACTACTACTGAAAAAGCTCCTAATTTAGAAGAGCAGAAGACTACTGAGATAATGGCAGCTCTTGCTGAGGCTTTAGATCCTGAGGCATTTCTTGCTAATAGAGAATTTACTGCAGAAGAAAGAGCTATTGAAAAAGCTATTGTAGAAAAAATAGATGCTAAGTATAAGCTATTAGAAGAGCAACAATCTAAAATTCAAGAAGCTAGTAATATATATTTTAATATTGAAGATGCTGTAGCTAATGCTGTAGTAGAAAATGGTAAAATGTCTGCCACTGTATATGAAAAGAATGTAGATACAGGTGAGGTGGCTAAGCTAGCTGAATTTAGTATGCCAGTAATGGGAGGGAATATTAATATCACTAAGACTTTATTAACTAAAGCTTTAATATCTCAATTACCTTCTATAGGAGATGAAGATGCTCCATTCAGATTAGCACTTGATCAAATGACTCAGACTGAAGACTTTGATAAGTTACGTGCATTTATGGAAAAGAATCTTCCTATGATCCCTATTAAAAAGATGGGAGAGCTTATTTATAATAAAGCTTGGGGAGCATTCTTAAAAGGAGCTATTTACATCTATGAGAAAGCTGAGATTGGTACGGGTTACCATGAAGCTTTTGAAGCAGTTTGGGCTAGTTTCTTAAGTCCTGAAGAGCAGGGTGAATTAGCTAAAGAGTTTAAAGAAAGAGCTGGTACATTCTATAATCCATTTACTAAAGAAACTAAGAACTATTCAGATGCTTCTATGTACGATGTACGTGAGATGCTTGCTGAAGAGTTTAGAACTTATACATTAAATGCTCAAACACCTTCTGGTAAAGTTAAAGGCTTCTTCCAGAGGCTATGGGATTTTATTAGGTCTTTGTTTAACTTAAGTCCTACAGACAGACAAGAGTTAGATGGTACTATCAATAACTTATTTAAGAAAATTGGTACAGGTGGGTTCAAGAATTCAAGAGCTATCTCTGAAAAGAATGTAATGTCTCCTGTATTTAGAATAGGTAACTTTACTCAGAAGCAAAGCTCTGATGTATTAGAAGGATTAAAATACCATTTCTTTACTAATCTATTCTCTAAGGGGAATAACATTGATAGTATCCTAGGTACTCTTTCTAAACAAGAGTCTAATCAGTTATTATCAGATTTGTGGAAAGAGTCTATGGCTCAAGTGTTAGATAACATTGCTGTAATCAGTCCTAACTTAAGAACTGCAGTGGATGCTTATAGTCAAGAATTCTACGCTGAATTTAGAAAGAGTCTTGAAAGATATGGTGTAATGTTTAGTGAGATTGAAACTGCAGAAGAAGATAAAACTGATACTTTAGGTATTAGAGATACAATTACAGTAGATCCGAGAAGCATGACTAACACTAATGTTAGATTACTTTTAGCTTCCCTACCACAGACTCAGGTGAAAAATGGCAAGGTGGTTCTTGTAAAGAATGACTTTAACCAACCTAAGCTAGTAGAAGAAGATAAGGTGCATGTAACTTTATTAAACGAGCTAAGTAATATTGTAAGCATTGTAGATAAAGATGGTAATAGAACTAACGTTCTTGATCAAATGTTTAACAGATTAGAAACTAAGTATAAATCAGATGGTAACTACCGTGATGGTTTTGGTTGGTTACGTAACTTAAAGCTTCGTCTTAAGTATGAAGACGTTAAAGGTAATAAGATAGCTGCTACCACCTTAGATAGAGATGACATGTCTTTACGTGTATCTTTTACTAAAAGTTTTAGCAATGCTAGATTCCAACCTGAGAAGCTTATTGTATCTGACGAGGGATATATCTATAATGCTAATCCATTATTGAATGTTAATGAAGATAGAATCAGAAACGGCTGGGCTAATAACTTAAAAGTTAGAATTCAGAATAAACAAACTGATTTGGTTAAACTAGATACTAATGGTCGTATGATCATTAATAGAAAGTCTGACAACTATCGTGAGTTAATGGATACACTTAATGACATTCCTAACTTTGACATTTTAACATCGTTAAATGTATTAGATCAACTAGGTATTGAATTTAGTGCTGAGTTACCACAACTTATTGAGTTTCAAGCAAGTATTCGTGAGCAAGCTATGCAGATTCTTAATGTAATGAAAGCTGGTGAGATAGAAGACTTGGCTGATCTATTTGGAAAGAATGTAATTGGTGGTAGACTTAGTACACTTATTAGTATAGAATCTAAGTTTAATAGTGAAGATAATGTTCTTAGTTATTTAAATGCTGAGGGAGAAACACAGTATTCTGTTAATATCCCTTCATTGTTAAGTAATACTATTAACACTTTAAATACAGTTAAGTCTCAAAAGGAACTTGTGCAAACATGTCCTTGGTTAGGCTTTATTGATGAAGATGACAACGTAGTTCTTAATGCATATCAAACTAACTCTGAGCTTTTAAAGGCTGGTGGTATTCTGTTTGACAAAGCGGGTAGACGTAAAAGAAATACAAACCTTAAGTACCATGTTATTTCTGGTACAGGTATCAGTGATGTAGACGGTGCTAATACAGCTAAGCTTCAATTCCCTGAGAGAGTAGCTAATGAGATTCATTACCTATTACAGAACATAGTGTTCTCTAATATTAACTCTGATAAGAGCACTGAATATGGTATTAGCATTCCTGGTAAGTTAATAGTGAATTCTAAAGATGTGCGTGATATGCAGGAGTTTAATGACACTGCAATCATTGACAAGTATATGGCTCAATTGGCTGATGAAATGTCTGCAGCTGTAATACAATCTCAAGATCCTATAAACATTCAGTACTATCAAGATGAGAATACCGGGGTGTACAATCTTGGGCACTTTAGAGATATTTTAGGTAAAGACTTGATTAACAAGTTTAAATCAGATGTTCTTTCTGAAGAACCTAAATATGAAAACTTTGAAGAGTTTGTTGAAGCTAATGATGCTAAGATAAAAACTAAGATTAAGAACTACCTAAATGATAAGATAGCAGAAACTGCAGAGTTTTTAAAGAGTCAAGACTTGTTTGTAAAGCCTGCAGCTTTCTCTAGTGAATTATATATTACAGATGCTATTGATAATGATACACTTAATACTATTTTAGGATTAGGTGAGACTCAAAACATTAGATATAGAACATTAGGAAAAGATTCTGAGAATCTAGAGCGTAGTGGTTACACAGAAGATGATATTAACAATCTTGCTGGTATCCTTGCTATCAATAAAGAGATCTTGCTAACTGAGCAACATAAAGTTATATACGGTCATCCAGCTATGTATAAAGACTTACCTAAGCGTGCTAACGGTGCCACTTCTAACAAGGAGGCATTAGTAGAAGATACTGATGTAGTAGCATGGATGGATAACAATATGGTACGTAATGATGGTAAGCAGCGTGCTAAAGATGTACATCAGACTATAAAGAACATATCATTTAAAGATATGAACGTAGCTAGTCTTTTCCATAAAGACATTGTAGAAAATACATATGCTCAATTGATTCAGAACAACTTAACTAAAGAAAAAGCTGAGTCTAAGATTGGTGCACGTTTTGATGATCAAGGTCAACTTACAGGATTCATTATGAAGAGTGGTAAGTTTACAGGTAGTGTTAAAGCTTATATGAACTTAGTAGAATCAGATGCTATGGCAATGGGTTTACCTGATGCTATCAGAGACATCTTATTCATGAGTGGTAAGTTTAATAACCAAGCTGAAGCTCAATGGAATTATGAAATGGCTTATGAGAAATTAGTACGCTCTGGTTCTATTAAGAAAAAAAATGGTACTAAGGTGGGTAAGTCAAGTCCTGAATATAAAGCTTACACAAAAGCTGAGATTGAATCTTCTAAAGAGATATATGAGAAGGGAGATCCTGGATTTGTATTCCAAGTTCTTAAGCCTCAATACTTTGGATATGCTAAGACTGATAATTTAACTCATCCTGTATTCTTAAAGCACTCGTTACAACCTAAGTTCTACCGTCACATAGAAGGTACACAATTTGAATCACTATATTTAGCTGCTCAAAAAGAACAGATAGATGTTATTGGATTTGAGTCTGGTCAAAAGGTGGGTAATGTAACTACAGAAGATAATGAGTTCTTATCTATCTATTCTGAAGACGGAAGTGCTAATGTAGATATTGTAAATAATCAATACACTTTACCAGAGTCTTTACCACGTCAAGAATTGTATACTAAGTTCTATGGTATTCAAGTGGAGCAATCTAGTAAACCAAAGCAGTATGTAGTTCGTGGTACTCAGGTTAGTAAGATTGTTATGACTAACTTCTTTATTAATGGTGCTCCTATTAATGAAGAGATAGGCAAGCTTATAGCTGAATATAATGATACTATTACTAAGATGATTAAGTTGGGTAAACAATCCCTACTTGGAGAATTAGGATTAGAAAATCTTGATAATCAATACGTTGTAAAAGATCTTTCTAAATTAGTACGTACACTAAAGGCTGAGGCTGAGAAAAGAAACTTACCAGAGAACATAGTTAATGCTATTAACTATATCATTAACCAAGATGATACACAAGAATTGCAGTATCCATTTGATACTCTTATCAATAAAGACAAGATAGATAACATCTTAAACTCTATTGTTGACTCTCGTGTTATATCTGAGAAGATGAGCGGTAAAGCTTCTGTACAAGTAGCAAGCACACTTTATGAGAGGAACCCAAGAGACTACGCATACCTAAAAGATGGTAAGTATGTTAAATTAACTAAGGAAGCTATACTTACGTTAAGTAAAGATGAAAAAGCTAGTGTTCGTATGCAGTCTTCAGATCTTAAATTCTACCGTAATAAAAACGGAAAGATTGCAGGTATGGAAGTGTATATTAGCTGGCCATTTAAAGAAGTTACTCCTGAGGAATTAGGAATGGTTTTAGAGGATGGTGTTTATAAAGTTAATGGTAATATAGATTCTCAGTTATTAAAGGGTATTGGCTTCCGTATTCCTACAGATGCCATGAATAAAATTGAAGCTATTGTAATAAAAGGATTTACTCCTTCTACAAATGGAGACATGATTGTGGTTCCATCTGAGATTGTTGGTAAAGCCGGATCTGACTTTGATATAGATAAATTAAACATTTACTTACCTAATTCTTCTGTAGTAGTAGCTGACTATAGTAGTAAGAAGTTTAAAGACTTCATGATTGCTGATATGGTAGCTCGTGGTAAAGATGAGAGGTATGCTAATGACTTATTAAATTCTTTAAGTAGTACTCAAATTAAAGAGATTAATAGATCTACTTACACAGATGAGGGTAGATTATCTAAAGGAGCTCTGACTTCTTTAAGTGATATAGCTAAAGACGAGAAAACTCAAGAAGACTTTGCGTTCTTTAAACAAGGCTTAAGTCGTTATAACGCTCAGTATAGAGGAAAGAAATCTTTAATATATACTCCTGCTAATGATGTAGACAAAGAAGGTTTACAGAATAAGCTTATCAATGTTATGTCTGAGCTTATCCTACGTCCTGAAAACTACTCACAACTAGTTGTTCCTAACACTACAGAGAACTTAGAAGTGCTAGCCGAAGCTATTAAAAAAGCTAAGGTGGCTGCAGGTACTAAATTAGAAGAAGACGAGAAGTCTCCTACTTATTTAAGAACCTTTGTAGGATCTGCTACTATTAGAGAGAGATACTTAACTGCTAAGAGAATGGTAGGTATTGCAGCATTACACGCTACTCTTCATGCTATAGCTCAGGTGAGCGGATTGAAACTTAATTCAGTGTTTAAGACTAGCGGTATTAAATACTTAGCTGGCAAAGATGAGACTCAAAGAAGTATTAACATTAAACTGAGTCACCATCCTAAAACAGAGGATAATTTATATAACATAGGTCACATTACAGATGTAAATGGAGACACTATATCTGATTTAATGTCAGAGGCTCTATCTGGATTTGTGGACGGGGCTAAGAATCCGTTTGTATTTGACTTAAACTTCTCTTTAAACACTGCAGGTACATGGTTCTATTTACAACACCATGGTGTACCTGTAAATGAGCTTGCGTATTTCTTTAACCAACCTATATTAGATAGTTATTTTACAGAGTTAGGCAAGAACAAATCTAACTTTAAGAAGATTAACGGTGAAGAGTTAATTAGACAAGACTTATTTTATAAAGTGGTAGCTCCGTATTATGATAGATTAACTGGTGGTAATTTAAAAGCTAAATTAGCTTCTGTAGAAGATTCTCCAGCTGGTGTACAAACAGCTATGAAAGCTAGCATTCTTAAACAGCTTAATGAGGTGGATCAAAGCAAAGGGTCTTATAGCTTATCTGAACTTAAGCAAGGTGTTTCTAATGGTGATAGAGCAGATGCAGCATTACAGATCTCTGTATTAATGAACTACTTACAATATGAATCTCAGTCTAGATTCTTAAGTAACTTTATGCAGTCTATTAGTTATGATACCAATAAGACTCGTACCACTCAAGAAAACATGTTACAGATAGCTAGATGGGAAAGATCGGCTTCTGAAGAGTTTGTTAATAATCCAGAATCAGTATTAGATAATACATTCCTAGGTGAGATGAAAGCTCAAAAGGAAGATATATTTAATATGTTTAAGAACTTCTTTATCACTTTAAGCCCTGAATTACAAGAGGTGTTCCAACCATTGTATAGTAAGATTGATGACCCAGAGTATTTCTTTACAAAGGATGATGTTACTAATCTAATTAATAGGTATCAGAATCATGTTATTGGTTATGTATTACATACTACACCTTTCGTAGATAATGATGGTAAGACTAAGGTGATGAACAGCTTGTATAAAGACTTCTTTACAAGTGGTGGTACCATGGCTAAAAAGCTTTATGACTATAAAAACTCTATAGACCCTAATATTTCAGATAACTTAGTTATTAAAGAACTACTTCCGTTAATGACTGACGACGCTACCAAGACTGATAACATCATGTTGTTTAGAAATAGAATGGATACCTTTCAAATTAACAATGTAATTGAAGCTTTAAATAACTTAAAGGAGTATGCTCAGGAAACTGCAGATAATGATTTGCTTACTTTTACAGATAATTTAGCCAAATTTAGTATCTTGCAATCAGGTTTACAATCTAGTTTTGTTGATTTTAAAAAGATATTAAGTACTGAAATTTACTCTGAGCTAGTTAAGACTATTCTAGATAAATTCAAAGCTGATCCTAAAATTGACACAGAGCAAGTTTGGAGAACCTTCCATCAGAATAACTGGACTAATAGAAGTATTGTTCCAAAAGCTCCTTACTGGTTAAAGGTGAGAGGTGGAAGTCTTAGTATTAATCCTGAAAGTTCTGCAATTGTGCATGACTTCTATGTAAAATATATTAAGAATCCTAAGGTGAGTAAGGAAGAGTATAAGGAGATGAAGAAGAATAAAACAGTCTTCAAAGCTTTTGAACCAGTTCTTTTCCAAAAGTCTGATTTAAAAGATAAGAAAGGAAACATTTTATACTTACCTATCAGTAAGTTAGGTAATGGAAATAAGATGCTAGAATTGTATACTGATCCTAATCAAGAGTCAATTTTAGAGAACAACAGCAGTAAAGAAGCTGATGTTAGTACTAAATTGATGATGGGTGGCTATGTAAGTGCTAGAGAATTATTCCCTGATATGTTTAAAGAAAAAAATACTCCTACTAAAAAGGATAAAGATCAAATAGATGAAACTGAGGAGCTAGATGAAAAAGATGACTTTACTTGCTAAAAATAATTTAAACAATGATTTGTAACGTAAGACAAAATACAATTGATAATCTTAAGAAGAGAGGACTTGTTGATGATAACATGAAAATTATCAGCACGGAATTTGGATTATATAATGATAAGTATTCTAAAATAGCTAAGGATAAGTACGGTGTTACAAATACTGATAAGTTATTTACAGTGGATATTCAGCAGATACCTATACTATATCCTACAGGTAATAGAGAAAACTTTAGGCAAGGAAATGCCTATGCTATTATAAATGACGAGTTCTTTGATGAACTTCAAGAGTTACATAATGAGTATCATAAAGATTCAGATGCATCAGCATACTATCAGTTACTTAATGATGAGATGAGTCCTGTTATAGAACGAGAGGATGTAGAAGAAATGGAGGAGCCTATGCCTGTAAACCTACCACAGGTGGCTGCTAAACCTAAGGAGTCTGATAATAAAGCAGTTATACGTTTCTTAGAGAAAATTGGTGTATCTATCCAGTCTGTAAATGAGATACGTGATTCAGAGGGGAATATAGTTAACGCTGCAGCTAAGGCTAGCATGCTTAATAAGATTATTGAGGTGGTAGAAAACAAAGCTTCTTTAGATACATTACCTGAAGAGGCGGCTCACTTCTTTGTAGAAATGCTAGGACCTGGACATCCTTTATATAAAGAGATGTACAATAAGATAACTGGGTATAAGGTGTATACCACTACAGTTAATCAGTACAAGAATAACAAAGCTTTCCGTAATGAAGACGGATCTGTAAATTTTGATAAGATTAAGAAAGAAGCTATCGGTAAAGTGATAGCTGAACATATAGTTAAGAACCAAGCTCTAGAAGAGACTGATGAGAAATTAGGATCTTTAATTAATTGGTTTAATAGATTGTGGGAGTATGTCACTTCTATATTTAATCAAGCTGATGAGAATCCTTTTGAGGATGCAGCTCAACAGATCATTGATGGTGAAACTGCTCAATTAACGGATGAAGGTTTAATTGATGAAGAGTATTATCAATTAGCTGATCCATTGGGTGGATTAAGATTAGATCAAGATAACATTGATCTTGATAACAGCATTGATAACAGAACTGGCCAGAAGAGACACATCTATAAGTATAAAGGAGAAGACGCTAAAGGATCTGTTACATCTTTTTATGTAGATAAGTGGCTTAAGAAGATATTTAGATCTGACCAAAGAAGTGATAAGCAAAAGCTTATTGACTTGGCTAAAGCTGAATATGGAGATATTATCCATGAGCAGATTAAAGATATAATTGATAGCTGGTTAAACGAGGATGGTACTAAAAGACCTAGTCAAAAACCTATAGAGATTAAGATTAAGAATCAAGCTGTCTATAAAGGGTTGAATGATTATATACAAGAGGTTTTAAATCAGTATGATAATAGCACTGTGTTTATGACTGAGGTTAAAATCTTTGATCAGAAAACTAAAATTGCTGGTAGTATTGACTTGCTAGCAATACAAGCAGATGGATTAGTAGATATCTATGACTGGAAGTCCCAAGAGATTGGAAAAGAACAGACTGATATCAAGACCTATAAAGAGCAGATGTATAGGATTCAGTTAGAAAACTATCGTAAAATCTTACAATTACAATACGGTTTTAGTAAGTTTGGTAAGATCCGTGCTATCCCTATTAGAACAGCCTTCTCTTTTAGAGATGGAAAAATTGAAACTATTAAAGGCATAGAAGTAGGTAATACCGATCCTACTAAAATTCCTGATGAGAAAAGTTATTTATTACCTGTAGTTCTTAGAACAGAAAGTACAGGGGACGATCAATTGGATTCTTTGATAGAACAGCTTAATGGTATTTATGATAAGATTCAGAATACTAGGTATACTAAAGAAGAGCTGTATAAAAAAAGAGAGGAGCTTAGTCAACTTAGAATAGCTATTCGTGACTTACAATTAAAAGGTAAGGTTAATAGACTTGTTGACTTAGGATTATTAGAGTATAAGAAGTACAGTGAGATGTTAGAAAACAAGACATTGACTGGTAAAGATACTCAAGAAGCTATTAAGATTCTTGAGGTGTTTGGTAAAAGTAATGTACTACTATATGATTTACGTGATCAATACTACACTGTAGTTAAAGAGAAAGGCAATGCTAAAGAGATGGCAGCATTTAAAGAAGTCAATGATAAGTTTTTGCAAATGACTTCTAAGGTTAGTAAGTTAATTGATACTATTAAAAACTATCGTGATGAGCAAACTAGTACATTAGCTGAAAGTAATGGTATATTTAACTATCTTAATCCTGAGACTGCAGTGGGAACGTTAAGAGGGTGGTTAACTTCTTTATCTAACATCCCTCAAAAGGCTTTTAGAATCTTCTCTAAGATATTAAGAATTGCTCAGAATAGAAGAGATGCTAAGTTTGATAAAACAGCTGGTGAATTGCTAGCTCTTAAAAAGAAGTTTAAACAATGGGCAGCTGGAAAAGGTATTAGTACTGATAAAGCTATGGAGATGATTCTTCAGATTAATGACAAGGGTAACTGGACTGGTAACTTTGTAAGTACTTATAAATCAGAGTTTTATAAATCTAGAGACAAAGCTATTGAAGATGGTAACTTTGAGTGGTTTGTAGACAACGTAGAATTTGATGATGTTAAGTTTGCTGCGTCTGAAAAAAGACAGATTGAGTTTTTTAAATCCATACAGTATGCTTTGGATGAACAAGAAAATGCAGCATTGGTTGCTAAAAAGATTGCTGAATGGAAGAGTAACTTCCAAGTGATAAGAGAAGATGGTAAAATTAACACTAAGGCTTTAATTAATAAAGATAACAACTTTCTTAAACCTAAGTCTCAATGGTACACTGAAAAGTGGGCAGAGTTAAATAGAAAAGATGCTGCAGGTAATTACGTTAACGGTCCGTTAAAAGAGATGTATGATTACTTCCAGTCTTTAAATAACTATGCTGAAGAACTAGGAATGATTGATAGAAATGTAACTAAGTTTATACCGTCTACATATGCTAGTAAATTAGATCAGTTAGTGTTTGGAGATGTAAAAGGATTGTTTAGTGCAAAAGGATTGTTTGAAAACTTAGAAGTAGATTCAGGTACAGCATACACTCCAGAAGTTGATCCAACCGATGGTAGTATTATTAATCGTATTCCTGTATACTTTACTAAAGACATGGGAGTAACAGATGAAAAGACTGGTGTTACAGATTATTCTAAAAAGTCAAGAGACTTGTTTAAAGTGTATGGTGTATGGTCAGCTCATATGTATAACTATGAAGCTATGCATTCTATTGAAGATCAATCACTTATGTTATTGGAAGCTGAGAAAAATAAAAAGAGTTTAGTAACTGATGCGTTTAATAATATAGTATTAGAAAATGGCAAGGTTAAATCTGTTAAAAATAATGATAGAAATGCTAACTTACTAGAAGGTTTTATTAACTATTATATTTATGATAGTCTCCAAGGTAAAGGGAGTGATACTAAGATTAAGGTGAATATTCCACTACTTAATATTAATAAAGAATACTCATTATTAAAGACAGTACAGTCAGCTATATCTTTCTTTAGTTTAAAGACATTAGCATTAAACCCTATTTCAGCGTCAGCTCAGTTTGTAGGTGGTACAGGTAATGCTTTGTTCGTTGCTCAAAAAGGTATATTCTTTACTAATAAAACTTGGGCTAGAGCTATACATGCTGTAGGAGGGAGTAAGAAAGCTCGTGCAGCTTTAGTATACCTCAATATTTTACAAGAAGGTAATAAAAACCTATTGATAGACGATCTATCTTTATCAGCTACTAATGCTGTATTAAAGAAAGATAACTTCTATGCTATGCAAAGAGCAGCAGATAAAGGAGTTCAATACCCTGTAGCAATTGCTATAATGATGGATCATATGGTAGTAGATGGTCAGATTGTTAGTATACAAAAGTTTGTAAAAGATAAGTATAACTATAATGAAAGCTTCTATTCTTTATCTTCTTCAGAGAGAAAAGCTCTGATGGCTAAGATAGATAAAGAAGTGGGTGAGTTACAGGATAAAGAAAGTATACTAGTTAAAGGTGAGTTAGATAAGGATGGTCAATTTTCTATTCCGGGGATTGATAAAGAGTCTGATACTTTTTCTGACTTTAGAAGTAAGATAAAGGGAGTAAGTAAAAAGATACTAGGTAACTCAACTAGAGATGATATCAATAGTATTAGAAGCACAGTGTACGGTTCTGCTTTAATGCAGTTTAGAAACTGGATACCAGAGATGGTTGAGGAGCGTTTAGGAGGTCTTCAGTATGATGATGAATTACAAACTTGGACCTACGGTAAGTTTAACGTATTCTTTAGTAAGATCTTTTTTAAGAACATCCCTACATTACTTAAAGGTATTATCACTGGTTTTGGTGATGATGTTGTAAAGATGGGTAGAGAAAAGTTTGAAAACTTAAAACGTGATGCTCTTGAAAAAGGACAGGAATTTAATATATCTGAGGCTGAGTTCATAGACATGTACAAAGGTAATCTAAGATCTATGATGCTAGAAGTTATGGTTCTTACATCTTTTGCAGTTGCTATTATGTCAGTTGTTTCAGGAGATGATGAAGATAGAAAGAATAAGGGCATGAAGTTATACTTAGGTAGAGCCCTTAGAAAATACTATAATGAGTTTGCATTCTACTACTTACCTACTGAATTTACTAAGTTAATTAAATCTCCTGTTCCGGCAGTTGGTCTAGCTGAAGATATGTATAGATTTATGGGAGCTTTAAGTAAAGAGACTTATGGTCAAGTTACAGGAAATGAAGAGTTAATTAAGTCTGCAAAACCTTTAAAATACTTTAATAGAATGGTACCTGTAGCTAAAGAAGCAATGTTACTTATGGCTACATATGATGATGACTTTAGAAAAGACTGGGATATTAAACTACAAGCAGGATACTAATAAAAAGGGGAAATTTTACTTTCCCCTTTTCTTTTTAAAACACGATTGTTATTTTCATAAAGATCACTCCAATTGATATGGAGTGATAAGCACTAATTACTAACTTCTTATCATCTGTAATCTCATCACAGAAGTTTTGTTTATCATAATTAATGCCTAACAGACTTCCGTCTTCTTTAAAAAACTCTAAGCTTACCCCTTTTTTCATATGTCTATTTATTTATTTTCTACAGTGAAAGGGTGCTTCCCTATATAACAATCTTCAGCCCAACCCATGTGCTTTTTAAATCCATTGATGAAGCTATGGATGTTATTAGCCCCAACAGGGTTATGACTATGTACAGAACAAGACTTAATTACTAGCTTAGGATTAGCCTGTACAAGATCTACTAACCATTTAGCACAGTCTAAACCTGTTTTTTCAGCATATTTATCATAGCTGGGATGCTGATATCCCTGAGAAGCAAGCTGGCTAAAATAGTCATTTACGTGCTCCTCAGCTAGATCGTGGTCAAAGCTGATTAAATCAGGTATACCATTAACTAAAATCCAACTAGTAAACTCTTCGTAGTTTCTCACTACATTCCAAGGCTCATAGCCTGGAATAGTATCTGTGGGTGTTCTTACATCATCTAGATAGAGAGCTGTTTTCATATTTTCTAATATTTTAATGTTACCTCTTGTATGAGGTTTAGTGTATGGACAGTGTCGGCACCCACTACCACAGCAGCTTCCTCTGTTTATGTGAAAAGCAGCTGTGAAGATTACTCTGTCGTTTTCTAAGTAGTAGTCTTTATATTTTTCTAGCTGATGACTCATGCTAAATCTTTATTGTTTCTAGTATATAGTTACTATTTTCTGTAGTAAATATTACGGTGCCGCCTTTCACTCTTGTAAAAGACTGTACTCTTGTAGTTTGCCAATAGTCAGCCATGCCTCTATATATAACTAACCCTCTACCTTTAGCGGGGCGTTTATACTTAGAGTTGCCGGTTAGCTTATAGTTAATCCAAACTATCTGAGTGCCTTCTTTTACAAGACCATCATTTAGTCTTGTTAATCTATACTTAGTAGGTGTTGACATATCTACAAGTATTTTAGAATAGTCTCTTCATAGAGGAATGTAGGTCTTTCTCCAACCATTCTTTCTACTTCCACTCCGTCTTTTACAAAAATAACTGTAGGTATTGCTCCAACTTCATATGTCCCACCATGTTGGTCAGTGTTTAAATTCTGCCAAGATAGTCTTGTATTATACCTACTTTCTAGGTTTGAAAGTCCTGGTGCTACTTTCTGACAAGTGGGACACCAGTCTTCTATAAATGTTTTTACTTCTAAAGTGCTCATAAGTTTTTTACTATTTTAAAGATGTGATACCATAGATAAAATGATATAGCTGCTATAGTAAACCATACTATAATAGCTGTCCAATTCCATTTACTCAGTTTCATGATTCATATAATTTACAAATTGAAGAGCTGCCTTAGGATTAACTTCCTGGAGATAGTTTAAAGATAACTCATATCTTCCTAACTCCACGTGCTTTATAAAAGTTTCATCATAAAGACTATCTTTTAATACAGTCATCTTATTCAGCTCCTTTTTTAATACATCTACTTGTTTCACTTGATTTCTTAGATCAAATAATGTATAGAACAGTAATGCTACTGTCCCTATACTTAAAATACCATTTATATACTTTTTCATTTTATAGGATTATTATCTATTTTTAAACCATAGCATAAATCAAACATTGCTACTTCTCTTTCTACTAGCCTTTTAGTCCATGCTTTTTTGTTCTTTTTTAGATAGTTGAAGCACCATTCTTTCCACTCATCTCTTTGAGCTTCAGTCATAGTCCATTCAGTGTACCAAGCATCTTTTCTATCAAGGATGTCATTATAGCTGACCTCTGGATGGCCAGCTATAATAAACATTTGGTTAATAAGATCTTCTGCAACGTTAGCTTTCTGTTTCATTGTATAATTCTCTTACTTTAGCTCCTAACTCTTGATCATTAGGAGTGTTGTAAACAATATTATGTGGTACTAAGAAGTGTCTTCTATCTGTACCTCTCATCCAACAGGCATGACATAACTGTCCTGCACCTTCTATATATCCTACTCTCATATCTATATGGGTAGAACTATCGTATGCTGTATCAGCATCACATAAAATACATTTGTCTTTCATAATTTATTTCTTTTAAATTTTATAGAATGTAGTATTCCAATAGGAACAGCTACCCAACCTACTATTGCACATGGAAATAGTACACCTGCCACTTCTAATAATGTAAAATGAACTTGGTCATGATCTCCAAATTTAGATGATGGGTTTTTTATCACCCAACGTACAGCAATGATTGTTGTTATTATCCAATAATTAATTAAATAAAACATATGCTAAATTTTAAATTTATTACCATAAGATGTTAATCCTAGATCAAAGCGTCCATCTCTTACACAAGCTGCATTAGAAAATGCTGTTTCTGTTTTAGCGTATCTAGATATACCTTGGTTGTCTACTCCATCCATATCATGGATATGACCAAAGCATACTAGTTTTAACTTACTTTTAAGAGCTTGACATCTTTTATAAAGAGCTAAGTCTCCACACATTTCTAGTTTTCCGTTTCTATCAAATGATAAATCACGTATACCTTTAGGTGGACCATGTACTATAAGTACATCAGTGTCATCTGGAATCTTTGCCCACACTTCATGAGTCTTATCTCTACCTTTCATAAATGCCCAATCTCCAAAGGTAGGTGTAATAGGAGATCCATAGAACTTAAGATCGTTTATTACAACTTCACTATTTTGTAAGTATGTAATACCACGATCAGTGAACTCACTAGGAGCCCATTTATTTCTTTCTATAGAAGTGTCATGATTACCAGCTACAAATATTTTATGTTTAACTGGAACCAATTCATACCAATTAAGAAATTTATGTACTTCGTGTATATTTCTAAAAACATCTGCATAATTAGAGCAGTCACCACTGTGTACAACTACGTCTATATCTTTCCAGGTAGCTTCAGGAAAGTCATCATGAAACCCATGGGTATCACTTATATGTAGAATTTTCATATAGTTTACTATTATTTTTATATACTGATTTATCCTGCTGCAAAGTTACTTTAACATAAGGAATTTTAAATCTTTTTCTTTTCTTTACGGACTTATCAGTCGTTAATTTGGAATTCTGGGTCATTTTCTATTAGAAATTTCATTAGTTCAGCGTCTTCATCATCCATAGGATAAACGTATTGGCACTCTCTATTATTAATAAGGTCTTTTAAAGTGGTTTTATTTTCCAAGATCATGATAGCATGTTTCTGACATGGGATAAACCCATGATTATCAATAACTTGCTCCTGCTCTGGAGTAATATCAATACTTTCTCTATTACAAAATTCTTCTATGCAGCATTTAGGATAGCCAAAGTATTTACCGTTATCTTTCCAAAGATTAATATCTTCTTGAGTAACTTCATATACATCGTCATCATTATCTCCATAGGTTATACAGTGTTCACACATTACAATAAGTTTTCTTTTAATAATATCATCTCTACTGTCCCAGTAAGAGCTTTAAGATCAGACACGTTAGCTATCTTATAGTCAAAGTTCCAACCATCTAATCCTATTTCACTAGGATGATCGTTGATAGGTTTAACGCCTGGTCTATCTACACGGATTATTAAACCTCCTGCATCCTTAATAGCTTGTGCTTCGTTAGGAAATCTAGTATCTGTAATAATCCAATTAGGATGTTCGGGTTGTTCGTCATCATTGTAATCTATAGCTTTATAATCAGCCATAAGAGCATTAACCCATGTATTATCATGTAGTCCTTCTCTTAAACCATCAGTACCTAATCTTTGTAAGAATTCTCTTACAGTCATAGGTTGCTTATGTGATGTACCTAATCCTCTTTTACCTACAGGATTACAATCCCATTCAGGTCCGAGGTTGGTCTTTTTAAACTCTTGGTTTTCAAACTTTGATTTATCTATACCAGTTAACATACTAGCAATAGATTTAAGTTTACCAGCCCATTTCTTTATTTCCCAGGTGGACATGTCTTCTAACCACCACTGATGAGTAAGAGGAAAGTCTAATACATCTTCTAAAGATGTGTTTACCGGTTTAGCTTTTAAATATTGTATGATAGTACCGACAGTGTCTTTTCCACTGCCGGCATATCCGTTAATTCCTATAATCATATAATTTCTATTGGTGTTACGCCTTCTTTAAGGCAATTTACAATTCTATCATGTCCAGCTTTAGCTTCTTCCCATGTACAGTATCTCCACATCTCTTCGTCATACTCTCCACCGAAGATCATGGTTTCAAATAATACTGGTTCACCATCTGGGTTCCAGTTATGATCTAGATGTAAAAACACTGTAGATATTCTTTGATCATTTACTACATCGTCTCCTATGTGTTTAATAGCACTACGTAAGTCACCGTTTAAAGGATACTCACCTTCTGGGAATAGTTCTACACTGTGATCTTCATTTAATTTATACCACTTCATTGTTATTAATTTTAGTTTCAGGAAATGGCAGAGAGTCTTTCATCCACTCTGCTGCCTCTTGTTTATTTTTTACCAAAGTCTTAGTAGACTCTACTCTATCTTTATGTATTCTTTCTCTCTTTTTTTGATTTAAAGGTGCATCTTGACTAGTCATATGATAACCATTACAGTGGCAGCAGTAGTAAAATCTACATTGTTTTACTTTACCTGCTCCTCTATTTATTCTTTTACCTGTTGTATCATAGTATCTTTTACTTGACTTGAGACTAGTCATAGCTTCCTTAGCTTCTCCAGGTGTTGGAAACCTAGACTTGCCAGTCACTTTACATTTCTCCCTTGCCATACTTTTTGTTAATATGATTATCTACTAGCTCTATTATGTCTTCTAAGTCATCACTACCAAGATCAAAGAGCTGCTCTGTCAGTAACATTATATAAACTAGATGTTCACTATCTAATTCTTTCTTTACTTCCATTGCACCCTTTGAGTCTGGTAATAGATCACATATATGGTTAATAGCTAGCTTTACTTTCTGTACAGCATTACCTAAGGCATATTTCTGTTTTTGACTAGTTAGAGCTTTTGCACAGTCTAGTCTCACTTCAATACACTTTAGATGTTGTAACACTGATTTAAATACTGAACCTACGCTGTCTTCCATATAAGATTTTATAAAAAGATTACACCACTATCATCACTTTCTACCAAAGCTTCTTCAGCTTCTTCTACAAATAATAATTCTGGTTGTATAAATTTCTTAGTAATTCTATATTGATCTACAAAGAAACTATGCAACTTTTGATGATCGTTTAAATAACTCATTGGATGTGAGTCTTTTAAAGCTAGTGTAATATGATTGTATAATGTCCATGCTGAATCAGCCGGGGCGTTATAAGTATGCGTAGGAGTTTCTATCTCACGCTTAACAATACCAACTTGGCTAAGAGTTAGTACATCTTGTTCAATCAATAACTGACCTACTATAGCTGCTTGCTGACTTTTAGTTAATGTAATAACTTTTAACATCTCCTTATCTTTAACTAGTTGATCGTAGTATGTTCTAGCATTAGAAATTTGGTGTTTAATAGTATCTGTAGCTTCCTGCAAAGCATTACCTGTATGTTTTCTTGAGTAGTTGGATAAGTCTCCAGATACCATTCCATTCATACATATAAATACTTGTGCACCTACAGCACATTTAAATTTCATCATCTTATTATAGCTGTTTGACCATGCAAACATTAGACCCATATCTGAGTCACTGCCATAATTTAAGTGATATATACCTTGTGCCACTTGACCATCTAGATTAGTCTTGTAAACTTCTTTTTGTATATGAAAACCTGCAGCTTGCAGTTCTCTTCTTGTTTCGTCTATAACATACCCATGAGGGATAGTTGTGTAAGTCTTACCATGGGTAGGTAAATTAGCGGATCTAATACGCTGCTCAGTTGTAAACTCTGTTTTTGCTGGCATAATTGTAATTTTAAAATAATGATAATTGTGTGAAAGAGCTAAGCTTAATCTTGTTAATCTGCTCTATTTGCTTGTATATGTTTTCTAAATAATATTCTGTATCTATATCGTATGCTTCGTAAGCTATATTTGGATCTATTTCATTAGCTATCTTCTGCATCCATTCCCCGGCTTCCACCTGCATCTCTCTGCCATCAGAATGGCATTTCATAATTTTAGTTCCTGACTTGCTTACATAATATCTAACAATCTTTTGTAATCTATTTGTAATTAGCTCACCATTAACTAAACTTCTTTCTTCATAGTACCACCCAAACTTAGCTTTAATCCCGCCACAGTAATCATATATAGATTTATTCTGGGCAAGAAACTCTTCTGGTAGTGTACCATAAACAAAGTAGGCATAAATAGCTTTAGGAATAATAAGAAAAGATTTATTCTTATGAAGTACAGCCACCTTCTTTTTCTCTAGATCTTCCCACTCATATTTACCTTTTGACTTTACCTTTCCATTCTTATAGACAGCCATATAATTATTTACGTCTGCTATAATCATTTTAGAATACTCGTCATGTTCTAGGTTAAGCTGAGTGATTTTTTCCCACTGAGCACATACATCCATATAAGTGGGTATAGATGAGGTAGGAATCATCATTTCTAGACCATCTGTATTTTGCATAAGTGGTATACCTTCTGGAATAGCTAGAGATAGCATCTCATATAGCATAGATAATTGAAGCTGACCATTGATAGTAATCTGCATAGTCATCTTAGGATCGTATAGGAAACTATTCTCATCACCTGTAAGACCGTATGTACTGTTAAGAATAATCTTGTATACATAGTTCTTTGGGTCAGACTTAGGAATCTTTTTACGCTCTTCAAAGAACCATTCATATAGGTCCCCAAATTCTTTCTGAGGTAGGTGCTCTGGATGAAACTTGTTCTTAATGGCTAGATTAGGATAGAAAGAAGTTACGTCAGATGTCATAATCGTCCATCCCGGCTGAGCTTGATATACTCCTGCATCCTTTGCACCATGGATACCGCCAAGACCGTAGTCAGTTTTTACACCTTTATAATCAAGCGTGTATTTTAACTTGTCTTTAGTAGATGTAACTACCTTAGTTCTAAAGTAGTCATGAATCTTTTGGAACTCTGCTGTCTGGAATTTAATATAAGGCAATATACATTGTCCAAGATATATCTCGTCACGCTTTGTTCTGAGTCTTTTAATTTCTGTTTTATCCCATCCTAGTTTCTTCTCAAGGAAAAATAAGAATAGTTCTTTAGAAATTCTAGGCTCTGAAGCAGAATACAGATCTATACCATATTCATTAGTAAGAGTCTTTCTAAGTTCTATTTGTTCTTTAGAGTGCTCAAATATCTTCTTAGTAGATTGTACATCATTAATACAATAAGTTATTATATCCTGCAGCTGCTGATCATTCTCAACAGGCTTAGTATGATGATGAGGCATCTCTTCTACATTCTGCCAGTCCATAGAATACTGTATCCATTTAAGAGAAGACATCTTAGCTTTATTATCCCAGTGATTCATTTTAAATAAATCTATCTGTCTAATTTTAAGCTGTCTAGGTGCAAACTCTTGGAACTCTCCTCTATCAGACTTATCAATAATACTTTGAGCTAGCTTATGAATATACATAGCCACTTCTAATCCACTAAGCTTCAGCAACTTAGCTTGATTTTTAAGTATGTGTTGAGAGATCTGAGCATCAAATGCTAGACCATTATAAGATATATGCCACTGATTAAGCTGTACACATTTCTTTAAGAAATCAATAAATTTAGGTAAGTCATTTTGGTCTTTAGTGATAATAAATATTTCACTAATGCTGTCATCTTTGTAGTGTTGAAACACACCTACAAAACAGTTGAGAAGGGTTTCATAATCCATAACCCAATGGGTTGGTAAATCTTGCTTCATATATATGGTTCAGTTAAGCTGTCCCCCCTTGTTATTGAAGCTGAAAAAAGGGAAGATTTCTCTTCCCTTATCCAGTTTTTGTTTGGGTTAGTCTATACGGTCACGATGCTACTTGGTGTAGCTGATTTCTCTTCTATAAAGTATTGCTTGTAATCAAAGCTGTCTGCATTAATAGCAAACATATTAATAAAGTTTTCTACCTCAGGAACGTTTTCTACATAATATTCATAGAAAGTCTCTAGTGTCTTACGTTCTTCAGCATAGTCTTTACCATTAGCTCTTCTGCCAATCTTCATTGTCTGAGGATCTCCAAATTCATTAAGCTTAGCAAGCATATGCAATGATTCTTTTTTCTGTTTTGATATAACTGCTAGCACTTTATTATCTACGTCAAAGATAGCCTCGTTATAAGGGGATTCTGATGTTACAGGGATTAATTTAAATGTCTTTTTGGTTCCCCATACGGATGTAATTAACATCATTGATTTATTCATATTGTTTGTTTTTTACAAAGTTAAGTAGTCTCTTCTAATAATTGTGTATCTTCTATAGGAATTTTTAAAGTTTCTTTTTCTAAATCACACGGGTTACATAATTCCTTGGTAGTCTTTATAGTATCTATGTTTACATCTAATAGCTTAGAGTATACACCGTGATACTTTTCAGGATACAAATAAGTATCCATATACTTATACTCTGAAGAGCTTTCACCATAATATGTTTTAATAGCTCTTTTTAAAACATTTGATAGTTTAGAATATTTTCCTAATAAGAAGTTGAACCAGTCATCTTTATATATTTCAAAATTAAATATATAAAGACTGTATTCTTTTACATCTATTTTACTGTCAAATAAAGGATTAGTAAGTAGCATTTGTTTTTCAAACACTTTAAACCCTTCATCTTTAGTAACTTTATATACCACTATCAATCTCATATCCTCAGGATCTATCTTCCCCTCAAGAGAAAGATAGGTCCCTGTTGGACTAATGTTACTAGAACGTCTAATACCAAGAGCTGGATATAAAAAAGATCGTGATTTTTGAAAATACTTCCCATAAAGATTTTCTATCATATTTTTTTCTTTATAAAACTACGGAACCTGTTGCAAAATCATAAGGTAACTCGTAGTTTTTATTGTTATAATGCCAGCTGGCTTTATCTATCACTTCAAACAATCTATTTCCCCATTTGTTTAGTGTTGTACTAGATACAGGGAAAGCATATGTTTGAAATGCTTTATCTATAACTACAAAGTGAAAATTAATATTATATCCTTTGTCTATCAATTCTTTATACACTGTAGCAACCATTGCAATATACGCTGCAGCTTGCATCCAGTAGGAATAGAATTCAATAGTTTCAGGAAAGTCTTTTAAGTCTTTACTTGTAGTCTTGATATCGTTGACAAATATAGTCTTTTTATCATGATCTATAACTAGATTATCTATAATTCCTTTAAGTCCAAAAGGCTGATTTAATAATTCTATTTGTAAAGGCAATTCGTTATGCACTTCTACATTACTAAAATCATTTAAATCACAACCAATTAGCTCACAAATAGATTTGTTAGTCTTGATTAAGTCCACTGCACTCTTACAATAGTCATATGTCTCTTGATCAATTAAAATTTTAGCTCCTTTAATTTTAAGAAATGCCCAATAGTTAGTGGCTTCTAGTGTAACTACCTTTTGTACACGCTGCTTATCGGTTAACAGGTTCTGAAAGTAGTTTATATCTTTCATTACATCTAGTATTGCACCGTCAAACTCTTCTAAGTTAGTACGAGTGTCACCATCTTTAGCTATTTGCACATGATGACTGTACACTCTGTCAACTATTATCTTGATATTATCACCTGGAAGTTTGCCGGGGCTAATAACAAACTGGTCATTAAACTTTTCTTCTTCTAAAAGAAGAGCGTGAATGATCTTACCTTGTACTAAGTGAGCATCTGTACGTTCTTCTTTATTACCTAGAACATACATCTGATAAAATACTGCAGGGTTCCACATAAGCTTGTTTAAGCTACTATAAGAGAAGTAAAACTTCTTACTATAAAAGTCATCTTGTAATTTGACAACTGTTTCTTCCATTAATGATTCTAATTCCATCCTTCTGAGTTTTCTTGTTTTAATAAATCTTGTGCAACACCGCAAATCATCATACCATTAATTTGATTACTTGGTAGTATACTATGGGAATAACTAAAGTCTTTATACTTCTCGTAAAAAGCTGTAGCTATGGCTCTCCAGGTGTAGTCTTCTACACAACGCCATTCTCTAATGTCATTCACCATCTCTGGTGTAAGATCATCTTTTAACTTTTGTTTCTCTTCTTCCCACTGCTTCTGAGCTTCCTCCTGCATTCTTTGAGTTTCTGGATCTTCCATCCATTTTCTAAATGCTGAGTTGTGGTCTATTTCTTGATCTATATCTGCCATACTATAAATTTTTAGGTTTCCAAACTCCCATGGCTCTATCACCATGAGCTATTACACAGTTCCTACAAAGTACAGTTATCCAACCTGAGGTCATGCCTAGGTCTTCTTCTGATCCACAGTCTTGACATTTGTCATCACACATACTTTCAGCCATCTTAATCATACCTTCTACCACTTCATCATGTCCATTTGTATAGAAGCGTAATCCTCCAAACTTTTCTTTCATTTGTGTACATGTAACTTGAGTTGGTTTATACTGCCCTTCTTTTGTATGTTTAACATTATGATCTATATACCATTGTATACAATCACATAGTTTATCTATAATTGGTAACCAGCCTTCTGGTACACCATGCCAGTTAACCCTGCCGGGGTTACCCTGATAGTCTTCAAATATCTTTGGATACTTGGCTATTATTTCTTCTGTAGTTATCTGCTTGGCCATAATCCTAATTCTATAAGTTTAGCACTCATACGTTGTTGTGATCTTGTATCTACTGTTAGTGCTTCCTCATACTCAAGGAGAGCTACTAATTCTTTAATTAGATCATTACAGTTTTTTAATTCAGCAGCTAGTTGCTCTCTAGATACTTTTGCATCTTCTGACTTATTCCAATCGTCAACGTTTGGATCTGTGTCATTATTATAAATTGCCATGTTATTTCTTTTCTAATTTTGTTTTATGATCGTGACATGTTGTACATAACACTTGTAAGTTATCCTGTTCACAGAAGAGCCTGTCCACAAATCCGGGAAGGTCCTGCCCACAGTTTAAACTACCTGCTCCTACAATATGGTCCACGTTAATTTGCTTATCAGGAAACCATGTCTTACAACTATTACATAAGTATTCAAACTTCTGTCTCTTATTAGGTCCCTTGTAGGGCCTACGAGCTTTCATTTTACATTCTGTAATAGGTTTCCACCATCTAGACTTTTGTCTAAGGGCACTACGTATGAATGACCAAAAGGCTGATTCAGTCATAGTCCCCGCATTTCTAGTTTTAGGAACTCTACTTGTTTTCTTAACAGGTCTCTTTCTAGTTGCCATTATAATTTTTTATTTATTAATGGAACCAATCTGTCTCTAACAGCTTTAGCTCCATTGTCTTTTATTGAGTCAGACAAGTCTTTACTCATAGGAAGAAGAAGGATTTCCACTGCAGGGTAAGTAGTTTTATACTTCTCCATAGCTTTAATACCTGCATCGTCATTATCAAACATTACTATCACTTTCTTATAATCTTTTATAAATTGTTCCATAGTGTCTCTTTTAATCATAGAGTTCTCACTATCTGGGGCTACTACATTTATATTAGAAAGCTTAAGAGACTTCAGAGACATCATGTCTTTAAGACTGGACAGAATAATTAGATAATCATTCTGCTCTAGATGCTGCTCTCCCTGTAAATGGTCTTTAATTTTTAGAAACTTTTTATCTGATGTTTTAGGTTGGTAGATTTTATATAGCTCCCCGCCTTTGGTAAAATACCCATAGATGTAATTTCCACTAATTACTAATTCTTTACCGTCCTTTATCATAGTGTAATATGATAGGGGTTTTACACAATACTCATCTAGTAATTTAGATCCAATGTTAAACTGGGTCCAAAAATATTGATCTTGAGTAGTCCATGGTCTAAAAATATAACTATGTACTTTATACTTAGACTGCTCTTTAAATTCCTTTACGTCGTATCCTCCATTATTATGGAGAACATAATCATTATATTGCTCTACAATTAGATTGCAGGCTTTATGATATGGTAAGTCATAGATATCTTTTACAAGATCTATGGCTGATCCGCCCTTACCTGTAGAGAAATCTTTATACTTATACACTTTAACTTTTGCATCAAAGTATATACACATGCTTGGCGTGCGTTCTTTACTATTAAATAAGCTTTTAATTTTTACATCTTCACCAGCTAACTTTTCTTTCAGTTTGCAAAAATGTTCAAATACCCAAGGTGTTGGTACATCTTTTATATCATGTACCAGATTTTTAGTTTTAAACATAGTTAAGAATTTAAAAAAAATTGGGGAGAGTAGAAACTCCCCCCTCAGAATGTATATGAAAGAAAGACTTTACATGTTAAAATCTTCGTTTACAGGCTCAAAACCAGATACTGGCTTAGTCTGTAAAGCTTTGTAATGATATTGATTGTTCTTATCAAACTTCTCTAATTTATTTTCATCTGCGTTTGCAAATTTAAACTTAGGAAGTGATAACTTAACAATTGTTTTACCATTGTATTCTTCTTCTTGAGCTTTAAGGAAGAAATATAAATTCTTTCCTTTTAATAACTTAGCTACTTGAGCAACCCAGTCTTCAATACTAGATGCACTGATAGTATCTAACTCATCTTTTAAACCCAATTCTACAGCAATAATGCTAAGCTTGTTCATAATCTCATTTTTAGACGGGCTCGTCTCATTATAAGAATCAATCCACATACTTGCAGACACTCTAGCAGATTGGCCTGTAAATTTAGGGCCATTCTCATTACCTTTTTCTACAGTCCATCCCTCAAAGTTTTCTAATACAGGTCCCTCTAAAACTAATTCCAGAGCTTTTTTACCTGTATTTTTAGATTCTCTTACTGATGCACTAAAGATGTGTGCATAATTTACTCCTGGTTGTAGAGACTTTTGTACTCCACCACCTTGTTTTACTTCTTGTCCTTTTGTACTAAACATACTGTTTGTTTTATAAATGTTAAACGTTTAACTAATTCTCAAAATCTGTGATTGCTTTCTTTACTAAACCTAAATCGTTTGCTATCTCAAAGGTATCAAACATTCCTTTAGGTGACTTACATGTGTTATCACCTGTAGTCTGAGTTTCAAAAACATATCTAATTACATCATCTTTTCCTTTCTTCACTTTACCGTAAAGCACTATAGAGAATAATCCCTCTAAGGTAAGCTTTTCATCAACCATTTTACCAATAGTTTTTGCTTTTAATTTACGTTTACCATCCATATCAGTAGATTCTTCTGCATGAGTTAAGAAAAATACGGTTAAGTCTTCTCTCAAGTCTTTAGGCATTCTAGCTATACGAGCTAAACCTGCACCGATCTGAGTGAACTTCTCATAACCTTTTTCATCTACTCTTTCAAAGAACTCAAACGAGCTCATGTACTGAAAATCATCTACCACTATGGTTTTGATTTCAGGACGCTTGTCATTTACATACTGTAATGCTGCATAAATATTCTGGGTACTAGACTTATCATACATATTACCTGTAGGATTGTCTTTAGACCATATAGAATACTTTGACTTCCATCCTTTAAAGGGTAACGGTTTGTTAGCCACATTAATGATGAAGGTTTCTTTCGGGTCCAGGGTCTCAATAGCTGTAGACTTACCTGCACCGGACTCTGCAATAATTAATACTCCTTGTGCCATGTGATTGTTATTATTTGTTATTTAGATTTTATAAGCTCGTTTAACCAGTTCTTGCTACTTACAGGCTTACCTGTATGGATAGCATAGTAATCTCTAATAGTCATCTCACTATAAGGAGCATCTGATGAATCCATAGAAGCAGGTGCTGGATACATAGGCATGTCTTTTAAAGACGGGTTAGCATTTGTTGTAAAGATGTTCTGTGTACTCTCAACTGCTGCATATTTACTAATAGCAATAGACTGAGGATTAACAGATCTTAGTTGTTCAATAGGGACTAAATAAGAACCTTTCTCATTTAATTCATACTCTTCTTCAAAAGTTGCATTGTAAGGGATTCTATACACTGTACGTTTAACATCTGCAGGGTCTAGCTCTCTAGTAACTAATTCAAAATAGAAACCTTTTTCTTTCTTGAACTCTGATGAAAAGATACCTACTACTAATCTTCCTGATTTATCATGGAAGGGCATTTTCATATTGAAGTCTGTGATACTAATACCAAGATCTTCTATTAATGTTTTATGATGGGATCGTACAGCTTCAAGCTTACTACGCTTCCATTCTTTTTTCTGCTCATCGGCAGACTGTAAAAAATTAAAATCTGACATAATCTGTTTTTTGTTAAGGTTGAAATTGATTTGTTGTAAATTGCTGTCCAGCTGTTTGATTTCTAGCTGAACGTCTTTGATATGTACCTGTTGGATTCTGAGAGTCAAACTCTGGCACTTCTATTAATTTCTGTCTATTGAAATTAGCATCCATGAATAATAAGTTATTATCATCAGATCCGTTTCTCACTTTAAGTAAGTGCATAAAGATATGATTCTTTTTAGCATCATACTCTTTAGGCCCATATAAAGGAATGTTTGCTTTATAAGGATTGTTCAATGCTACTAGCATATCTGATCCTTGCATAAGAGCATCACCACCAAATACATCTGATGATACAGGATAGTTACCAATTTTACCTGGCTCCTTTCTTGACGGCTCATCAATTGTACGGTTAAGTTGTGTGACCATAAATATGATAACAGGAAGTTCTTTCTTAACTTGCATTAAGGCTTCTACAGTGTTATACAATGTAGCAATCTTCTCTTTCTCATCTGGTGCTTTTTTAATTAACCAGCTATGATCAATAGTTACTATTAACGGTTTGCTACCAAGAGCAACATAAAACTGTTTAATAGCATCTACTATCTGTCTATTGTTAATAGGATTATTTATTTGTAATCTATGTATACCTTGACTCTCTAGTAATTCAGTCTCTTTAATATACTTTAGTAATAAATTATAACTATAATCATCAAGAGCTTGTGTAGTACTTAAGATTTGATTATAGTCAAGAGCAGTCTCTGCAGCAAAAGCTCTAGAGCCTGACTGTTTAGCTCCCATTTCAAATTGGAACTCTAAGATGTTAAAGTCTTGTCCAGGATTTAACTTACGAGCTTCTCTTAAAATTTGACTTACAATAAGTGTTTTACCTGCACCAGGTCTTGCACCAATTGTAATAAGAGAGCCCCATTCTATACCGTTGACACCAGCTTTGTTAAGCCCAGGCCAAGGTGTTAGTAAAGATTTAATGTTTCCTTTACGTCTATCATCTACGTATTTAGCAGTCTCTGTTAAGATTTCTGAATACTTTCTAGCACCGTAAAGTCTTTCTTTCTGTTCTGACATTATAAAGTGGTTACAATGTTCTTAAGATCCACTCTAACTTCATTTAAGGTTTCTATTTTTCCTTCTAGAACAGCTTTAGTCATTAAATTATTAACAGCTAATTTAAAACCTTCTAAACTAATCCCGTAGATTGATTTCTTCTCATTAAGAGGAATAGTAATTTGATAGAATTTATCTTCTATCTCTTTTTCATAATCTGTCATACACTGTGTTTTTGTAATTTTGAGGGATGTGAAGTTAATAAATGTGTTTATAACTTCCAAAAAATATCTAAATTATTTTTAAATATTTAATATTTTAGGGTCATCTAATATAGCTTGACAAGTGTCCGCTAATTTAGACGTGTCATTTTTAAGTATAAAATAACTACTAGTGGCCATAAATTTATAGTCTAGCTTCTTATAGTAATTTACGTAATAATCCGTAGCATCCAAAACTAATTCCCAATCATATTGAGGGTACTTTTTGAAGAACTCTACAAACTTTTTTGTAAGCTCAGCAGGCATTTGTCTACCTAACTCTTTAGAAGGCAGTCTGTTAGCAGGAAACATTTCTCTGTATTCATTTACATTTTTTATAAAATCGTCACCTAAAATTTCTTTTGTAATTCTAGACTTAGTCTTCTTTAAAAATGTTTCAAATTCATCTAAAATATATAATGCTCCCTCTGTTAATTTACCATCAGAGGTCATCCATCCTCTTTGTTCACATACAACTCTTTGAGCCTCAGCATTAATAACTTGGCTAGGTACAATTTTTTCTCTACAACTATCTAAATAGTACAGCTGATTAGGGCTAATGCTGTATTTTCTGCAAACGTTCCATAATTGGTGACTCATCTGTTATATTGTTTATTTGTTTAATGTTATCTAATACTCTATGATACTTCTCTCTAAATACGGGGCAGGTTTCAATTAAATCTTTAAAGGTGTTAACTGAATGAATAACTGTAGTGTGGTCTCTCCCGTTAAGATATTCTCCAATAGTCTTAAGAGAGTAGCTCATATTTCTAGCTAAAAAGCAGAAAATAGACCTTAGCTCAGTGATTTCTCTTATTCTAAGCTTTTGCTTTAAATGCACCACTTTATGGTACTTAATAGGTAAAAATGGGGTAAAATAAGATTCTAATTCATCCAAGGTGATTAATGCCGCTTTATCTGATTCATCTGTAATCAGGTTAATTTTGGTTAAAACCACAGGATAGTACTCAAATTTGTTAAAAAAGTCTTCTTTAAAACTGTCTATAAGCTTTTTCTCTAAACGGCTGGCGTATTGTTGTTGGTTCATATATAGATTTTATGTTCACAAATGTAGATAATTTCCTGAATATTTCGTATATTATATTGTAGGGATTATACAAATTCTACATGTTCTAAGTTTATATTTTAAATTATTTATACAATGGCTAAAAAGTTTTATGCCCAGAAAGATTATCTAGGCTTCCCTATTCCGGGTACAATGATGTCTGTTGAGGCACCACGTAATATTCCTGCAGATACTATCAGTATTCCTGCTCAAGACGTAGCAGCTGGTGCTGGACAAGCAGTGGTTAAACAACCTTCAGGCTTACGTTATTTTGTACGTAAAGATTCAACTGGTAAAATTATCCCTAACTCATTGACTATCAGCTTAGTAAAGCCTCAAGGATCAGTGTATGAGTTTAAGGTGTTAAAAACAGCATAATCTTAACTAAAAATGACTAAAGACAATCCTTCTATAGGTACATTTAAAGCTTGGATATTCCCAACACTTGTATCCTTAGTTAGTTTACTCATCTGGAATGATGTAAACGAGATTAAATCTGATGTAAAGTTACTAATGGCTCAGTCTAATATAGACAAGACCCGTATTGACAACTTAGAACGTCAAATGTTTAAAGCTAGTAATACACTGCCTTCACCATCTATCCCTAGAAAAGAAGAAGAGATTACATATGCTGTCTTAGTAGATAACAAAATAAAATTTACAAAATGAACTTTAAAGACTGGGTTTTAGATCTTTTTAAAGATGAGCGTGGCTCTACATCAATTAAACCAGTGGTAGGTTTTATGTGTGCATTATTCTTATGTGTAACATTAACAGCTAATAGCTTTAGTCATGGAGATATAAAACCTTCTGACGCTTTAGTTGACGCTGTAATGTTCATATGTATAGCTGCTATAGGCGGTGATACTGCTGACAAGTTTTCACATAAAAAGAAACCAAATGAAATATCTTAGTATAATTATAGTTATATTAATAGTGGTGCTGTTCTTCCAACAAGGAGGATGTGGCTACGTTAATTTTAACGGTAAAAAATCAGATACAACTGTTGTACATGATACTAGTTGGTCTGTACATGATACAACTATTTATAAGACAATGACTTTAAAGGGTAAGGTGTTACATGACACTATTGCCACTCCTTCAGAATATATAGCTGATACTAATTATCCTAAGCTTTTAGCTCAGTATAATGACTTATTAGGTAAGTATATGGCTCTTGTAGAATTTAAAGATACTATTAGAATAGATACCCTTGGTTATGTAGCTATTACAGATACAGTGAACCAGAATAGTCTTAGAGGTAGATCAGTGAGATCTAACTATAAGATTCCTACAATAACTAACACTGTAACTATACAGCATTATGAAAAGCCTAAGACTCAAATGTTTTTGGGTGGTGGTATAAATGGTAATCAAACTCTTGGAATTACAGGAGCTAGTGCTGGATTGTTATTAAAGAATAAAAAAGATCATATTTATGGATTGAATATAGGTACTGAAATTAACGGTCCTATCACTTATGGTATTCAATCTTATTGGAAGATAAAATTAAAGAAATAGTATGAAGAAAATTATTGCGTTTTTTAAAGGTTTGTTTTCAGCTCCTGCAAAAGCAGTAGTGGCTGCACCAGTAGCTAAACAAGAAGCTCCTAAAGCTAAACAAGTAGTTGTTTCTGAACCAGAAGCAGCTCCTAAAAAGAAAAAAAGATACTACAAACCAAAAGCTTAATCATGGACCTATCTCGTTTAAAAGGACATGTTCCTGATACAGTTATTGCTCAGATTCCTTCTATACAAGAAAAGTTTGGTGTTAACACTGCATTACGTTTAGCTCACTTTCTAGCTCAAGCTGGTCATGAATCTGGTGGATTTAGAGTTACACAAGAAAACCTTAACTACTCTGCTAAAGGCTTAACAGGTATATTTAAGAAATACTTTACAAGACCTGATAAAACCATAGATGAACCTAAGGCTGCAGCTTATGCTAAGAAGCCTGAAAAGATTGCTAATCTTGTTTATGGTGGTAGAATGGGTAACGGTCCAGAGTCTTCTGGTGATGGTTACAAGTTCAGAGGCCGTGGTTACATCCAGTTAACTGGTAAAGATAACTATACAGCATTTGGTAAATCTATTGGTATAGATATGCTAGTTAATGCTGATTCAGTAGCTTCAACACATGCTCTAACTTCTGCAGCATGGTTCTGGTCTAAGAATAAACTTAATGAAATTGCTGATACAGGTGCTACTGATGAAGTGGTTACCAAGATCACAAAAAGAGTTAATGGTGGTACAATTGGTCTACCTGATCGTATCAAACATTTTAAAGAGTTTCACACCCTACTTGTATAACATTTAAATAAACCACAATGGCTAAAGTAAAATCAGACAGTCGTAAGATTAGTTTTGGTAAGCGTAAAACAGGAAGAGCTTATAAAACATCTGGCCCCAAAGCTAAAAAAATTAGTAAATATAGAGGACAGGGTAGATAATTTCTACCCTTTTTTCTTGTCAAAATTATAAGATATGGTAGCAATTATTAATAAAGCTAAGCTATACTTGGTATATACTTTCTTTACGTTGTTTGGATTATGGTTAGTATTTGCACTATCGTTGATGTCTTATGCTTTATATCTAGAGTTTTCTAATCAACAAGAAACTCTAAGAAACATGACTAACTGGATAGAATGGAGAATTGACGGGACATTTAAAAACAGTCCTGAAAATATCTGGTATGAAGGTCCTGAAGATATTACTATAGGAGCTATTACTAATAAGGTACAAATGGGTAATCTTGCCGGTAATAGAAAATTAGAATTCGGTGTAAAGAACATCCTAGAAGAGGTGATACAAGAAAGAGGAATATCTCTAGATCCTGCTTCTAAAAATATGTTAAAGGTGGATATAGTCTATTTAGATGTTTTAAAGACTCAAGCTAGCTTCTCAATTGTACATAATAACAAAGAGTCTGTAGTAATTAGATTACAAGGCTTCCTGTATAAAGATGGTAAATTATCTAAAAAGTTCTTAGTTGAAGAGTCTGCAGATGAAATCTCTATGTCTACACTACTTGTAGATGAGGGAGGTAAGTTTAATAACCAAAACCTATCTAGTGCTTTAAAAAAAGCATGTAGTTCATTAGTAACCAAAATAATAGAAGATAAAAAATGAGTAAATTAAGACTGTTTCTTGTCACAATTTTTACAATATGTGTGACACTATCTTACGGACAAATTAAATTTAAAGCTGCTACATCAGTAGGTGGTGCATCTTTAGATAGAGGTACAACCTTTGATTATGTTATTTATGCTAATGGTAATAGTAATTCTACTACCCGTCAGTTATTATTTGATATTCAGTATGACAAAGATAACTTTGAATTAGTTACTGTTGCTCATACTGGTACTGGTGGTAATGGTGGTATTCTTCCTCAGAATTCATCACCTACTATTTCTTATTATAACTATCCAGGTTATAACTTTATTCCCGCTACTTCAGGTAATAATAATAATACCACTACAAACGGTACAACTAATTATCAGTATGCCAATTATAATTATAGTGCTACTAATCCTTATGCTATTTTAAGAAGTACACTTACTTGGTCTACTAATTCTGCAATGCCTTACACTAGTTATGATGGTCTTGTTAAAATTACATTTAGATTAAAAGCAGCTTCTACAGCTTACACTTTCAATCCTATAAAGTTAAACTTTGTAGCTGCTTGGAATGCGGCAGGTGGTTGGGATAATACACTTATGGAAACTCCATTAAGTACAAATGTTATCATGAATCAAAACTTTGGTAAGTATGTAACTGCTAGTGTAGATTTAAACTCTAACTTATATAATTTATCAAGTTTAAAAGTAGCGTTCTATGACACTCTTGCTAAAACAGCTCAGTTATTTAATGTTACTTCAACAGGAGCTGTAGATATTAATCAATCCTTATTAGCTGCTGACAAGGTGTATGATGTCACTCTTATGCATGATATGGATAAGCTATACAACATATACAATAGTGCAATTACTATATCAGACTTTACTACAGCTCAAAATGAGTTCACTTCTATGGGTCTGGACGGATCTAACGGTCAGAATTTAAAAACTGGACAGTCTTTATTAGCTGCAGATATCAATGATAACAGTAAAATAGATGGGGGAGACCTTCCTAGATTGTTAGCTCAGGTTGCAGGTATAGATACATTATTTAAATTACCTACTACCTATACCTCTTCAGGAGCAGGTACTAGTTATATGAGTATTCCTACTTGGAAAGCTGCTGATGTAATGAGTGTTGGTGGTCAAGTGGAATGGTCTTATGTATCTGTAGGTACTAGTAATAGTACACTGTATTTAGATATGAGAAAATTCCCCACAGGTGTAACACCTAGTAGTATTAGAAGTATACAATTATTTGATCTATACACTGGACCTATAGAATATTTATCTGCAGATGCTACATGGGCACAATATAGAGTGCCTTCTACATTTACTAAAGCATCTGATGGAACTTCTACATATATTCCTTATATAAGAGCAAATGGTATAGATTATTCTTTTAAGTCTGAATTTGTATTTGATGTAAGTCCTAATAGTTCTTGGGGAGCTATCACTACATCCAATTGGAAAACTATTACAACACCTCATGCGTATTTTAAAACAGGACCAATAGGTACTAATGCTATACTTGATCTTAAGTATCTTTTATGGGCTGATGTAAATAGATCTCACTCTTCTCAGGTGATTGTATCTTCCGGAGGTACATCTTCTGTACAGACTAATGCTGTTAATAGCTTACAAACAAACACTGTGTTTAAGACTATGGCTACTCAAGTGCAAGCTACCGGGGGATGGATTAACACTCCATATGATATTAGTGCTGTAGATGTAAACTTAACAAATTCAACTGTAACAAGTAACACTATAGAAATACCTGTAGGTTTAGATACTAAGGGTTTAAATGTAAGTGGTTTACAGTTTGAATTTACGTTTGATCCTGCTAAGATAAAATTTGAAGAGTTAATTCCAACAGTACCTGCTACATGGTATGTATTTGCTAATACAAAAGATGGTCGTGTAAAGTTTGGAGCGTTAGATCAGAACAAGTCTGCTTCTCTCACTGGTGTAAGTGTTCCGTTTAAACTTAAGTTTAGCACTATAGGAGAAGGAGTGAATATATTAACAGCTATCAAAGTGTCACAAACTATGGACGCTTCTGATGCTAAAGGAAATCAATTAGGTATTAATCTAAATACTTCACAAATTAAATTAACAGGTTATAACAATTTCTAACTATGAGAAAAATAGACAAAATTTTAGGGTTAGGGTTTTTAGTAACACTATTAGCGTTAAGCTGTAGAAAGGTGGATGTTCCTGTAATAATGAGTACCATTGATTTAGGTATTAAATCTACAGCTACATCTATAAAGTCTATAGGTCAAACTGGTAATATTGTTACTGCGGAGTTTGTTACCACTCCGGGAGCTAAGTATTCAGTACAAGTAATTCCATTTGGAAAAGATGAGGCTATTAAAACAGAGGGCTTTACAGCAACTGATACACTCACTAAAAAGGTATACGATCTATCTGCATTACCTAAAAAAGATTATGATTTAATCTTTATAGATATAGCAGGTAAAGAAGTTAAACATCCAATAATTATAAAATAAATTTTATGTCAGAAGAACAACAAGAATCAACAGGCTCTAGTCTAAAAAAAACAATATTAGGTACTATAGCTACAGTTGTAACGGCTGGTGGGGCTTGGTTAGGCTCAACCTTATTTGGTGGAGGAGAAGATAAAGCTGCTGCTCCAGCACCTGCTCCAGTAATTAATATCACTAACTCTAATCAGCAATCTCAAGCTGCTGGTGGTAAAACTGTTATTATTAATCAGAAAGCTGCAGAACCGGCTAAACCGGCTGCTCCTGTTAAAAAGAAAGAAGCTGACGAGTTTAAAGAAAAACCTGCTCAGTGGTAATATATTATTAAGAATTAAAAATCTCTTATGGAAGATAAAAAACAACCAGAATCCGGTGGATTTAAAGAACTATTAGGTAAAATGATGACTAGACGCTGGTATATTACTGGCTTAGTACTAGGAACATTTATTATGATCATAGCTGGAATATTCGTAGCTGTATCTAATAATGCTGTTATGTCCGGTGAATGGAAAGAACTACTTATGTTATTATTAGGAGCTTTTATTGGCTCTTATGGTAAGATTATAGATTACTGGTTCTCTGATACTGACAAAGATAAAATGCTTGTACAGAAAATGGACGAGGAAGATGGTGTTAGTATAGGTAGTGTTAATGACATTAAAGAGTCTAACAAACCTTATGCTCCATTAATCCCTGATGCATTTGTTGCTGCTGCGGGCCGAGCGTCTGAACAAACTAAGATTGATCATGTAGTTAAAGCTGAAGCTGATAAAGTGGCTGAACAGCATCACCATGAGATTGAGCTTAAGAAATTAGAGTTTGAGCATCAAGAACACAGACAGTGTGAGCATGTGTTTGCAGATATAGACCATGATGGAGACTATGAATGTATCCACTGTGGTAAGATCAAGGATGAACATTGTTAACTTAATTAACTCCCATGGACCCTGATGAATTACAAAGACAGAATAAAAAGATTTACTTTTTACAAAGATACTTCCCTACTATTAGCCATGTTTTTTCTGCCGTTTGGCTACGACTTCCTCTTCAAGCTGATTATGGACGCTACAGGTTCGTATTGGGCTGCAGATATAACTTTCTATTTCCTTTCCGGATGCTTCTGGCTCTCTTTTATATATTGGTCCAGATCTATAAATAAATCTAAATGAAGAACATACTAATTTTTATAACAGGTTTACTATTAACTATTAGCAGTAATGCTCAGATAGCTAAGACTCAAACTGAGAATTATAAAGCTAGCTTTGAAAAGGCTATAGACATATCACAATTTTTAGACTATGAAGGTGTACAAATACCTATACAAATCCTTAAAGCGGGTATATCAGATGAGATGTATGAAATGTATCCGGAGCTTAAAGAAAAGCGTGTAGGATTAGGCGTAGCTAACATTTCTATGGAGTATTTAGAGAACCTTAATAGGTTCAAGTTTACAGAGGATAAGACAGAGATTAAAAACCGTATGGTAAAGCAGTTTCAAGCTTCACAATCTGGCATCTCTGAGAATAAACTAGACGGTAGAGGTAAGATTAACCTAGCTAAGTATTTTGTTACTATTGAATGCTATGACTATTCTATATCAGAAGACGAGTCTGTTTATATTAAAGGTGATACCAAACAAATGATGGTAACACGTATTGGTCTGCAAGTGAGATTTACAGATGCTGAGACAGCAACCATTATTTCTGCCTCTGGGCTTGGTGAGGCTAAGACTACTAAAGAGACTTCAGGATTATCTGATGCTTCTTTAGACCCAGTTAAGTTTAATCAATCTACCATATCTATTGCTACAAAGAAGGCTCTAGATATAGCTTGTGCTAGAATTCTAGATAGGATGGTTAAAAAAGGAATATTTACTAAGTAAATTTATTGTTATGGCAAACGCTAAGAAAAAGAAAAGAGCTATGAGATCAGTTAAGTCTGGAGTTAAAACTGCAGCTTTAATCAAATCTAATCTAGTCATCTTAAACAAGTTAAAGTGATTGAAAAAGTTTATATTTGCTCTAATTTTAGTAGTATTACTACCTTTTTATGCGTATAATCAAACTCTTATACAGACTTTTGTTGACCCTTGTACAAAAGTCGTTAGCACTTTTAGTATTCCTATCAATGGGATTACTACTATTGTCTTTTATAATAAGTCTCGTACTTTTACTTCCGCTGATGTATCTTCTGGTGCATTTCAGGCTTGGCTTAATCAAGTGTATGAAGACTATAGAAAATTATCTCCCTGCTCTGTTGCTCAAACTGCACAAACTAGCAATACAGTTACAGCCAACGCTGTCTCTGCTGCAGTAAGTGCTGCTGTAAGCTCTGCAACGTCATCTGCGGCTTCTAGTGCCGCTTCTTCAGCTGCTTCTGCCGCTGC